CTGCTCCGACTGATTGGACATTCGGCGTTGACGGTAACATAACATTACCAAATAATTACTCAAGTATTAACTATGCTAACGGTAGTCCATATGGTGGCGGAAGCGGCGGAGCTACCGGTGCTACCGGATATGACGGTGCTACCGGTGCTACCGGATATGATGGTGCTACAGGTGCAACCGGATATGATGGTGCTACAGGTGCTACTGGATATGACGGAGCAACTGGTGCAACTGGATACGACGGAGCTACCGGTGCTACCGGATATGATGGTGCTACAGGTGCTACCGGATATGACGGAGCAACCGGTGCTACCGGATATGATGGTGCTACAGGTGCTACTGGATATGACGGAGCTACAGGTGCAGCGGCATCAGTTCCTAGTCAAAATATTCTACCCACTATACAAGATATCACTATCAGCGCCACAAGTAGCGGCGGCTCGGGTGGTGGATCAGGCTGGGCAAATGTCACTGTGGCCAATACTATTCCAGTAACAGAATATGGCGTAATCGTCACTGCTGGCACAATAAGTCAAAAGTATGTCACTGGTTCATTGGGAAGCATTCCAGGAACAGTACAATTAAGTATTACAACCGGCTTGAACACAACACCGTTTACTGTGTATGCATATGTAACTAGTAATGCAGGCACATACTATTCAAATTCAGCCACCGGAACCTCGGGTATTTGCTTATTAGCCGGAACTCAAATCGCACTCAGCGATGGCTCATATAAAGCAATAGAAGACATCACCTACACTGACAAGATATTAAGCTGGGACTTTGATCGCGGCTGCTATGCAGAAACCACAGCGTTGTGGATCAAACGTGGTGAAACTGGAAGTCAGTATAACCTACTCACATTCAGTGATGGCACAACTCTACGAACATTTGATCAGCATCGTATCTTTAACAAACAAGCAGGTGCGTTTACATATCCAATGACTGATGCGACTCCTATCGGAACTGTCACCGTCAACGAGCATGGTCAAGAAATCACATTGACCAACAAGCAAGTGATTCAGGATACCATTGAATACTACAATGTCATCACCGACTATCACATGAACTTGTTCTCTGACAGTGTGTTGACCAGTTGCAGATTCAATAACATCTATCCTATAACAGATATGAAATTTGTTAAAGATGGCAGAACACTACGCACAAGAGATAAGTTTGAAAATGTTGAAGATAGATTCTTCTATGGTCTAAGACTAGCAGAACAAACAACAGATATTGAAACTGTTGAATGGTATGTAAACAGACTACTATCAACTGAATTGTTGACACAATCAGAACTGACATTTTGAAAATACTGTTCTTAGATCATTACGGCGTAATGTGCCTTGGTGCTACTGAGATAGTTAGAACTGAACACAGTTTGCCTGCCAATACTGAATTTACAGGAACCAACAAGACCTATTTTAGTGACTTTGACCTAGGCGCGGTCAATATACTAAATCAAATATTAGATCAAACTGGTGCTGAAATTGTTGTCTCTAGCGACTGGAAATTAAAAACCAATATTGAAGGCATGTGTGAGTTTTATCAAAAACAAGGCATCAAAAAAATGCCTGTTGATTATACTGCATGGTTACCCGGAGCAACTACATATCATGAACAACGAGCAACTGAAATAAATGCTTGGTTAGAACAACATCCTGAAACCTCTCAATGGGCAGCAATAGATGATTTATACATGGGAACTTGGTTGACAAATTTTGTTTGGGCAAAAAACGTGCATCTAGGAATAAATGACATCACAGTGCAACAACAACTTTTAGATATTTTTATGCTGGGTAGCCCAGACACTCTTTGCTAATTTTTTGCTTATCTTGATAAATACTGAATACACTTACATTCGGTGAGTTTATGCAGTACCCACTGCGTAGCGGCTAGAACCCGCTAATTTTACAAAGGAAAATCAAATGGGACGTCCTCTAAAAATAGCAAAGGCTCAAGCAGTCTTAACAATCACTGATACAGCCGCAACCGGCAGTATCGTTACAGTATCAGGTGGAAATCTAACTACATCCCCTACAGTAGGTATAACCAAAGGTATGACATTTGTAGTTGCTTCAACAGTTGGTGGATTAACCGCTAATACAATTTACTATGTAAATGCAATATTATCAAATACTACATTTGATGTATCACAAACTCAATTAAGTGTACAACCACAAATAATTCAAACATTAACAGACACCACCGGTCAATCAGTTAGTGTTTCATTTAATGTTGTTGATGCATACTTTAACAACCCACTTGGTGGAGTAGGATTCCCAACGACTAACGCTAACACATATGGTGTAGTTGGTGGTAATACAGCAATTATTGGTAACCAAGTATTAGCACAAGTTGCTATTGGTATCAATGGAACAGGTACATTATATACACCACTAGCAGTTAACACTAGTAATGTAGTAGTTGGTGTAGGTACTGATCTTGCTAATTTAGCTACTGGCGCGGCAGTTCAAGTTGCACAAGCTAACATTAACGGTAGTACCGATTATGTTAACTTAGGTTTTGCAAGTGCAACACACGGTAATGTTACAGTGGCTGTTGCTAATACAACAGTATCGGGTAGCGTTATTGGAACTTCAGGTAATGCACAAACTCTTATAGTAGATATGCCAATACAGTTTAGTGCAAATTTTGGTGGTTTAACTACAAGTACAACATATTTTGTTAAAACTATTGCTAATGCAGCCGCTTTCACAGTTTCTACTAGTCAAGGTGGACCCGTACAAGCTGTAACCGCTAATGTGTCTGTAACAGCCAATGCTCTTATGAATCGTGTTGTGTTAACTGCTAATGCTAACGTTATCGCAAGCAATGCAGCATATGTATATGCAAATGACGAAGCAGGTTTCATTGTTCGTCAAAAGGGTAAAACAAAATACCTAGTCACAGGTGGCACAACAGGTTTAACCGCAGTGTGCTATACTGCTAACGTGGCAAATGCAGCATTGACACCAAACACAATGAATATATTGTCTACTGATGCAGCTTCTGCAACAGCATATATTTCAAGTGTAAATGATTACAACTCTGAAACATTCCCAGCAACAGTTGCTCCTGGTTCATTAACACCTGGTACATTGTATACAATTTATAGTTCTGGTACAACCGACTGGATAGCATGTGGTGCAGCAAGTAATATCACTGGTGTTACATTCACTGCTACAGCAACCGGAACAGGTACAGGACTAGCAGTATTGAATACTGTAAACCCTGATGTTATTGGTACATTCAATACTGCGTTTGCTGCTAATGCCGCTAACGGTCAACCTAACCCAATCGTTGTTATTGCTAGCGCATAATCATGGCAACTGTAACAAGTAAGGTAGCTAAAATGCAACCAGAAACTGAAATTGCAGTACTTCAGATTCAAGTTAAGACCCTTGAAGAAAAAATCGGGGAACTTAAAGTGGATCTGAAATCACTACATGATGCTATTATATCTAACGCAGAAGAAACTAGGCAAATGCTAAAATCTATGCGTGAGCAAGATGTTAAAGAACACGGTGAATTGGCTAGTAAAATTTCAGTATTAGAAAAATGGCGGTGGATGATGATGGGAGCCGGTATAATAATCGGCTCGTTAGGCTTCCCCACGTTGTCAGCAATACTAAAATAAAAAAAGAGACTTAGGTCTCTTTTTTTGTAAGTGCTTTTAATTTAGATTGAACTACATCAAAATTTACAGTGTTAAACAATCCCGGATGCAATGGTTTAGGATATTGATTATCACCTACCCATGCATAACCACAATGTTCTTCATTTAGATTTGGTACGAATTCATTGTCAACTTCACAAAAGAATGTATGATATGTGAAAGAATGATTGATGAATTTTTGAATAGGAACTAATTTTGCATTATAAGGGAAAGACCCTAGTTCCTCTTGGCATTCTCTTGCAACACCTTCAAATAGAGTTTCATCATTTTCTATTTTGCCTCCGGGAATTCCCCAGTTTCCCGGGTTTTTATTATCGGTGCGTAACAGATATAGATAGCGATTTGTTTTATTGCTATAAAAGAAAACTCCTGCCGATGTATTGCTCATACTATGATTTATCACAGTATTAGATGACGATAGAATAATCCCCTGCGGCATAGAAACCGTCGTAACTTTTCATCCAAATGTCATCTACAAAACGATATTGAACATTAGTGGTTAAGTTGGTTACATATTCTAGTGTTGTTGGAGTTGCAGCAGTACTATCAAAACTTACACCCCATTCACCTGTACTTGCATTATATTGAATAATGTCATTAGCAAAAGCGACTACATTGCCCCATGCTACTGTACTATCACCGGCTGCACCGATATTGTCAGTTAACAAATATCTACGACCGTTGATTGGTCCAGGCAATCCTGCGTTAGGACCGGTCATTTGTGGGTTTACCACACCATCAACTGGACTTAATGTATTTTGCGGTAATGTATCAGGGTCAATGTTGTAAATCAACAACCTATCATCATTGGGGTTGGGTACAATAGTGCCTACAATGTCAGTAGTCATATATGGATTTTGCAGCCAAATTTGACTAATGCCCGGTTTAACTGCTCCGTATACATTCAATACGCTAGACCAATATATATCTGTATCAGGATTAGCTGGTAGATTTAGATTAATATTAGATGGATCAAATGCTATAGCCTCAGGTAATATCTGTAAAGTATTTCCTATTAATAATAGCTTGTATCCGTATGGTGTAATCTTTTGTCTTGTCCCCAATAACATGTCATCGTTCTGCATGTCTTGCAGTGCATTACCTGCAAAAATACTTGCTATAATTTTCTCAACAACACCCATCTTCTTGACTTTACTTGCAGTAGTGATCCATATTGGCATATAGAATTTCCAACTCATGACATCAATAGGATTGCCTGTACCAACTGGAATACTACGACTACTGAATGTTAGTCCATCTTGAAACACTGCGCTAAGACTAGTCCAGTCTAAAAAGTTATCAGTACTTTGAATCTCTAATGCAGGATTGAATAATGTTCCTAGTTGTTCAACCAATTGTAATTTTTGATTGTAGTTGGTTGTCCAAAAATCAACAGTGATTCTTAATGTATATGGAACTGGCATTAATCTTTCAACCGTGAATGCCTGACCTTGTACAGTTTCATATTGTTGTGTTTCTTGATTATATGATCGTTGACGAACATTAATCTTGTCTACAAAGGTAGGATCCTGAGTCCATTTTTGATTGTACTCTAAACCGCTTATATAATATGTAATTAAAGGTGCGCTGGGCAAATTACTTGCGCTATTATTAGCAATAATAGTTGCTGCTTGTCTACTGCTATCACCATACATGATTGGTACACGCATAATAATATCATTACCAGCAGGGTCTTTTCCTTTAGTAACTTCCCAGTTACTAAATATCTTCCCAAACTGAATTAAAAATCTGCGGATCTGCGAATCGTAAAAAAATTGTGCCATGTTTACTCTTTATGCTTGCGGTGGTATTGGATCTGGTTGTAATGTTAAAGCAGTAGACAATGCTTGACGTTGCGGGATAAATGTACCGTTAGTAAGTTTTGTCTGTGCTGTATCATTAATGAAGCCTGATAACAATGATTGATCTTGTTCGGTGAATCCAGTGTCTGTTCTAACGTTAGATGATACTCTAATCCATACTCTACCGTCCCAACGATATAATAGTTGAGGGAAGTAATCAATTCGTAAGAAATAATCACCCACTTGAGGATTTACTGGGAAACTGATACCAGCACCAGAAACAGAAGCACTATCTAGCCCCAGTATTCCTGTTGGGAATCCATTAGGAGCAGTCCCGTCACCGGTCATATAACCAGCACTATAACCAAAGCTACGAGGACTACTACGTGCTATAAACTGGAATGCAGGATCACAATCTGCTCTCCAATCCATTTGTTGACTAATTGTTCCAGTGAATCCTGGAAGTTCGGGGTTAGCATCGGCAGTAGCATATGTATTATCCGCAGTACCATATGGTCCTGTAATTGGTCCACCACTAGTAGCAGTTAGTATTATTTCACCACTAACTCTACCTGAATTTGTATCTGTTCTATCTGGTGCTAAAGTGAATGTTTCTAAATGAGTTGTATTGAACACATCTAATTTATCATACCCCATGTCAGCAGTCATATCCCAAATACTTTTGATTGCTGCCTTAGGTATTCTGATTACTGGACTAGAATTTTTATATTGAGTACTACGAACCATCATAACTGTACCTGTATACGCAGGATTAGGTACTCCGCCATTTGTGTTCACATTAACAGGTGGAGCAGGATTATTAATTGCTCTGGATAATACACCGTTGCTTGAGTATTCACCGTATGTAGGTACAATATATAAATTGTTGGTAGTGTATCCTGATTTTGGAACAAGACGAGCAGCTTCTTGTAGTGCAGCATCATTGATTGCAATGTTAGTATTATAAGTAGCAAGAATATCTTTAAGATTGTCCGCGGTATCTAGTTGCCAATATGTAGTATTAGGTGGATTGATCCCTACAGGAACATCAATCAATGCCTTATAATTTTTGTCACCGTAAGTAATAACATATCCTGCAGGATAAGTTTTATCTTTATCCCATATCCCAAGATATGTGTCTTGGTCTATCGGTGCAGTTAATATCTGACTAAATTCTTCACTATCAACTAGCGGTTCACATTTGATACGCCATAGATGAGGGAACCAAGTTGGGCTAAACCCTTCACTTGCATAGTTAGCATCGGTAACCTGCATAAATCGTTTCAATGCAACAGGTATTGTTTCTTTCAATGGATTATAATCAAGCAAGTGCGGCAACTCAATTACATCACCAACCATCAATTTTCTACCAACCAAATCAATCATGTCATTATAATGAACAGTAATGAATATGATATCATTATTTAAGAACAAACCAAACTGACTTAAATCAAAGTCTAAATTTTGTACATTATAATGGCCACGTAAACGGTAAACATCCGGGTCATATGTTCTGTCACGGTTCTCTAAGAATAGCAAGTCTTGAATGTTAGTTGGGGCCAATACATCATAGTCTGGTTGTGTATAATCAATTGAAGCTCCTTGATTGGTAGGGCCTAAGTACTTATGTACATACAAATCCGTAGAACCTGCGGTGAACTGTTCTGATATGATTCTATCAAAAAAGTTGTAATCGTTTGTTTTATTGGGGCGCCAAAGTGAAAGCCGGGGCATAATTAATCTACCTTATTACTTATTTATCGTAAATATAGATGACGGTGCATTACCCAAAACTTGACATTAAATGGTTTTGGGTATATAATACACTCTTAGACAGTTAATTAAAGGAGTTGAAATGACTGAATTTGAAACTAAATGCTATGGTATGAGTGAACAAGAAATCCGTGAACAGTACATGGAAAGTATTACCGCTAAGTATTCTGGTCTAGAAATGGTCGTAATGGGCATTATGTCTGACTGTCAAGAAATGATGGCGATGGGTACTGGTCCTCGCTCAGTTGAATACGTGCGTAAACAAATGAACGTTGCCAAGTTTATCCTTGCTGAAATGATGGATGCAAAAGTAGCCTAAATTTGACAACAAATGGTTTTGGGTATATAATACAATCTTAGACAGTTAATTAAAGGACTACGAAATGAATCAAATTCAGTATATCGCAGATGGTTATAACAAGAACCGTGAGCGGGTAGTTCTGTGGCGTACAGGCAACTATCAGTATCAACTGGAAGTTGCTGGTAAAAACACTGATTTTTCTGCTGAATACTATGAGGCATTGGAGCGTTTTAAGTCTCATGTAATTGAAGTGGTAGAAGCTCCAGAAAATTTTGTTACTGTGGCTTGACATTAAATGGTTTTGGGTATATAATACATACTTAAACAGTTAATTAAAGGAGAGCAGGATGAAAGTTTACATTTTTAATTCCAGTGATAATGTCAACGACGGTAAGTCCTGGGACCTGCCTATGATCACAATGGGCTTGGATGAGCAGGATCGTCCTTACGCTATCGTAAAGAATCCCTACTTCCCAGGGGAGACACTGCGGGCAACCTACGAAACTTTTTACGGGTTTAACCGGTGGGGTGTTGATCTGGATTAAAGGTTGACAATAATTACAATTACTGTTATAATCTACATTAGACAACATTAGGAATACACATGGCTACTCGCAAACATACGGATGAGCATTTTGTAAAAGCACTTAACCCGCGGGATGCTGATACAAAATATATGGGTGAAGAAC